GGCAGGCACACTCTCAAGAGCGCAAGATTGCTCAACCCACCCGCAGGACGCGGGAGGAACCTACGGTGCGATTAGCACCATAGGAAACCCTCGGACCAATGGTAAACCACGGTCCACTTGGACACCGGCTGATTCAGATAACCGCGTCGGGGCTCGAAGCCCCTCGTGGCGATTTCTGGAGCCGGGCATGAGAGTGCCGCTAGCATACGGCCCAGGGACTTCTTACGAAGTTTCTTAGGGCTCATATGCATAAAGCGGACCCTCCATCCTTCCCAGCCAAAGAAGCGATCGGTTCGTCCGACACACGTGAGGTTGACATCAGCTTTGTCAGAAACAAAGCCAACATCACCCATGTGTGGGGGTACGCGGCAACCACGCCATGCCCGTGGCGACCTCTTATAGAGGTACACCCACAGGTCACGGAATCGTGAATCGCAGCAAACCCCGCCGCATCGTCGGTGTGCATAAAGACGCACAGCGTTGGCTATTTGCACAGAATAAGGGCATCCAGTGTCCTTTTCCTTGCGCAGGTAGAATGGACGCACGTTTCGGCCTAAAAACCAATCCGTGCCACATGATTCGAAGAAACTTCCAGCCAGGAAGCTCTTCTTTTCGTTCACTCTAAAGCCCAAGAACTCCAGAGCATCGATCACGTCAGCCGCCGCGTATGAAGGTACGATAATATCGTCCCCATATACGGAGACCTTGTGGTGGTCTTCAATGGGCACTACCGTGAAGGCAAGCGCTGCAAATAACAGCGTTTCCAACTCGAAAGTGTACCCATTGCCCATAGAGCTAAATTTCTCTAACTCTACGGTTTCACCATTGACTTCCGAGAACGGGCTCCTGAATAAATCCAGAAGCTCGAACCAGTCGCCAGGGATGAAGTCCATGACCACTGACCAAGCAAGGCTATCACTAGCAGCAGAAAGATCTATAGTTGCTAGCGATTCTTGGAATGCAGCGGCAGCAAGCCGCTGGTTCCTTTCTTGCGAGGTCAGATCGATTCCCAAACGGAGAAGTGCTTTCCGTATACCGGCACCAATCCCAAGCTGTCCAAAAATGTTCAGCGTGGGCTCAATGCAGATACCACGGTCAGTCTTCGCGTTCTTCGGAACGGTTGTGAATCGATTACCTAGTACCACCTCTGGTTGAGACTGTATGTCCCACCAGTTGTGTCCGAGCAAAGCCCGGTAAAAAGGAATCAGATTCTGGGTAAGATGCATTTCTGCATCGTATTTATCGGACAGTACACTACCACTGCCTTTCACACCCGTAGTGGCCCCTGGCCCAAACCGCATATGCGCCTCGATGTAATCGAGACGCTCACGGTTAAGAGGACCAAGGACTTTCCTGATGAGACGCCGGGCTCTTTCGAGCTTCGGAGGGTAACGGCCGTTCAGGCCGAGTATCCTCTTATTCGTCTCGCCACATCGGGTCTCAGACTCCCAAAAGGAGTTGAGGGCGGCCTGCTTTCTATCGATCCCAAGAGGCAGGTTCGGTGACTTTTTGAGCAATTCCGTAGCCTGGTAGTCATCAGCGAAATGCTGATGGTCCAGGTAATCGTACGGGTTGCACTCCAAGTCAACGAGCTCCTGCCACATCCCGTGCCTCACCAACATCCATACGGTGATCGCGCGAGGGGTTCCGATAGACTCAAGCAGCCGCTGTGAGGTTTCCAGCTCGAGCTGAAGCTCAGGGCTGATGATCCCAACACAATTGTGGATCATGGCGGTTTTCTCCTATCTCTGGTTTAACGGCTTTAACCAATGGTTCGCGGGGTAGTTTTCAACACCACGGATGCCCAATAGTTAAAGGCTCTGAGTTCTCCCTCATCGAGGGGGCTCAGGTCCGCCCAATCATCTGGTCCTACGGTTAAATGTAACCCGCGGTAACAGAAGACATGGGTGTCATTGCTAACAGCCCGGATAAGGCGCATATGCGCATAACCGGTTGTTTGCAGTACTTTAATATTAGACATCATGGTGTTTTACCTCGCATAACGATGGTTAAAGGTAGTTATAGTGTTCCTCAATGACCGACCGCCAGTG